CCTTCTCCACCCTGTTGTAATGACATCAACTGGTCTATATCCATACCGGTTGCCTGTGATAATTGTTGTTTTTGGAATGCATTCATTGCACCGACATCTTGTCCACCTAATGAATTTCTTAATGATTCAGCTGCACCTGCTTGGTCACCACTCATTAACTTTGCTCTTGTTTCCGATAGGTCTACATTTTGACCTAACATAGCTGATAAACTCATCTCAGCTTTAATACTATCTTTATAATTAAGAACCATTGAATCCGATGCTTTCATCATCGCACTCATTGATGTTCCCATTTTATTTAATTGAACGGCTTGTTTTGCAAAGTTTTCTGCCGTACCATCACTAAATTTATAAATTTCAGCCGATGAGTCCGTCATATCCTTCATAATAACAGATGCCATCACACCATTTTTATCGGCAAATGCTTTAATTCCAGCGGTTAAATTTGTTCCGGTTTTTAATGATGTTTTATTCATCAACCTGAACATATTACCCATACTCAACACATCCTCAGCACTCGAACCTAATAATTTAGATAGACCGGCTGCAGCTGCAGACATTCCTATCATGTCTTTAATTGATGCACCTAAATTTTTACCTATCGATGTAATTGAACTTAATACTGCCTCCGTTGATGAACCAATTGCAGTTAATGCTCTTTCTCCAATACCAATATATTTTTCAAAATCACCCATACCGGTCATAAAGAGTGTTTTTCTTCTAGCATGCTGTGCATCCATATTTTGCATAGCTTGTTGATGTCCAAAATCCATCCATGCCTTTTCTTTTGTGAAACGCATGTTATATTCATCCTTAATCTTATCGTTTTTGAAATTTATATCATCCTGCTCAACACCCTGCTGCCACTGCATCATATCCCTTCTCTGTGCAAATTCTTCTTTAAGTGGTTCCATCAGATTAAAATCAGCAACCATCTTTCGATATTGCTTTGAATCTTTAAAAGCTGCCTCTACACCTTCCGTATTTGCGCCTGCACCACTAAAAAAAGTAGATACGTCTGATAATGATTGTGCTGCTTTTCCGGAATCAAAAAAATCAACTACTTCCATACCGATTGAAAACGCAGCACCAATTGGGCCAGCTGCTTTCATAAGCATACCTGCACCTCTTGCAATCATTGGGCCCATATTTGACAATGCTTTTCCGGCAACTCCCTTGCCTGCTCCAAACATATTAAATCCACCACCCTTTCCACCACCCTTGGACATTTTCATAATTTGGCCGGCATCCAATCCCGTTTTACCCATAGCTTCTTTGGCACCCATGCCTTTAGCTCTTAATTCTTTATAATCTGCAAATTTTTGATTTCCTTGTCCCGTAGCTTTATCTGTAACTCTATTAATAAACTTATCTATCTTTGCTTTACCAAACATATTTGTAAGGCTTGTTTTCAAAGTAGGTGCTAATCCATCAAATAATTTAGTGACACTTGCAGTTATTTTATTTCTATCTAATAGATTTTGTGAGTATTTGTCATTTTTGGGTACAGCGGTGCTTCCTTTTTTAGTACCACCTGATTGTTTCTTTCTCTCCTTACCATCCGTTTTAACCGTATCTGTTAATTTAGTTATAGAATTAACTAAATCTCTTTTTATTATAGTACCTAAATCTTCTAATTGAATACCTAAATTTTTAGTAGACATGTCGAGAGTACCAACACTATTTTCTAATGCTTTTAACTCTTTATCTTCATTTGTACGTTTTCTTATTATAGCCATTAATCTATGAGGTAGTTTATCATATATAAATATAAGATATAAAAATTACTTCCTTCTTGTTCTACCGGTTCCGGCTTTATTTAACGCTTTATCATACGAAGCGGTTTCCTCTTCTTTTGCAGTTATTAATTCTCTATAATAAAATTCCCTTAATTTAACGGGCATATAGTATAGGTCATGCCAATTAAAACCACCATTGGCATAGTATATCATTTGAAAAATTCTTTTGTGAAGATTTGTTGAGTAATTAGTCGGTAGGGTAAAAAAAGTCGACCCCAATAGGCACCCTCAACGCCTCCTTGTCGCCGGTGAAAGGTGATGTATATTCAAATGTGAAATCTACATCGGGTGTCATATTTTTAATATGGGTTCTTAAAGCCTTTGAGTCTTGTATTTGGAATTGATTTATCACAAAATTACTAATATATCCTAAATCTCTATTACCATTTACTTCAATAATGATTCTTCTCCAACGAGTAGTAATTTCATTACCTTGTTTAAGTGTTTTTTCAGATGCATCAATATCTTTTTGAATTAATATCTCATCACCATGAGTTAATAACTTAAATTTAATTGGAATTTTTGATTTTGGAAGAACGAACTCATATTCGTTTTGTCTGTTAAACAAAGATTCATCTACTTCTTTTGTAGACAATTTGGCCATATCCACTTCTACATCAACTGATTCATTTTCTTTTGGGTCGGTTACCGATACATTGTATACTGGGCCATATGCTAGTACTCTTGATGCAACCAATATTGCGTTTTTGTCACCAATTAATAATTCGGATACATTTACACCAGGTTCAACAACAATAGATTCTAATAATCTATCAATTTGTACACCCTTTCTAATTAAAGCAGTTGAAGTAAGAATATCTTCTTCTTTTGCAGTTAATAATTTTACAGTGACATATCCTTTTGATAATGGACTACTTTCAGGATAACATAATCCTTTTGATGCTAATGAAATTTCTTCCGTTGAAAATGGAAATGATTTAGTTTGACCGGATGATGGATTTGAACCCAATCCTCTTGTAACTCCTTGTTCGATGTTTTCGTTCATAATATAACTTTTGTGTTTATTATATATATAAGTTTTTTAAAAAAATAAAAAAGGGGATAACATTTCTGTATCCCCTTATTTTTATAATTTTATTTAGATTAGTATTCTAAAATAGCGTAATCGTAAGATAAAGTCAATTCAATTGAAACTGGGTCGTTTGATGCCCAATCCAATTCACCAAAGTTTGCTGATGTGATGAATGCACCCTTTAAAGTCCATTGTTCAATCTTATCACCTACTGGCCCTAATAAGAAGAATGTAATATCTTTCTTATAGAACGCAGAGTAACCATCTCTACCTGTTAATGACTCATGTGAGGTTCTAATCCACTCCATAACTTGTTGTGCACCTGATGGTACAATTGGGTCATAAAGAGTGATAGTTACATCATCCCATGTTGACTTACCTTTCAACTTTCTTTTTACGTTGATATGGTCTAATTCTACAACTTCCGATGTGAATGTTGGTCTCGCTGCTGTTTTGATAATGTACGATTCGATACCATTGATTTCCATGATGAATCTGTTACCCATCTTTGGTTCAAAGTTACGATAGAACATTTTGTCAAACTCTAATATTTCTGGCATTTTACTTTTATTTTATGTTATTCTTATATAAATATTTGTTTTTTAAATTATCCACCAAAACTTGCTCCTGTTGGTAAAATGTTGAAATCAATTTGAATGAATTCAGCCGTCTTAGTTGGTTGTAAGTAGATAGCACCTTTTAAAATGTTTCTATCAATTACATCCGGAGTGTTATTAGTTTCATCCATCACAACTCTGAAAGCGTATAGACCTTGTCTTTGTTGGATACCCTCTAAATAAGGATTAACAATGTTTAAGAATCTATTTCTTGTTTCAGAACTATTTTGTTCAAATACTAAATATTTCGAAGTTGAAGCGATATACTTTCTTACAGTTAATAATAATCTTCTTACATTAATTCTATCTAATGCAGATGGTTTATCTTGTAAAGTTTTTTGACCCCATACTACAATACCTTGTCCAGGGAATTGACAAATTGGGTTTACTTTACCTTCGTATAATGTATCTCTTTCTGATTGAGTTAATCTATTTAATACACCAACTGCTCCTGTTAAACCACCTCTATTTAAACCTGCTGGTGCGAACCATTCAGCTGCTACTCTATCGTTAGAAGCAAATACGCCAGGTAATAATACTGATGGTGGAACTGAAATTAATTTATTTGTGTTTAAATCAATTGTTTTAATCCAAGGATAGTAAGTTGCTGCGTAGTTAGAATCTACTGCGTCCGTTTGAGTTGTTACTTGTGTAATTGTATCTATTTCAGATGTTGTATCTACAATATAAAAACAATCACTTCTTTGTTCAACCATATCTAAAACCGAAGTTACAACTGATGTGTGTAATCTTCTAATAACACCCGGAGTTACAACCATATTAATATCATATTCGTCAGCGTTAGATAATGCTGAAATATGTTTACCATATGCTATTGAACCAGAAGATTGTGCTGTTTGTAAATTAAAACCTTGTGAGTTTCCTGCAGAAATTGAATTTCCTTTTGCAATTTGAATTGTTGGTGACATGCCATCAAATCCTTCTTGGAATGCTACAATAAAGTTTCTTTTTGCAATCTCAGTAGAAGATGTAGATGATATAGATACACCATCATTCTCTAAACTATATGAAGCATTTGAACCCGTCATATTTGCATATGTAGTATTTTCAGGAATAGCTCTTAAATATATAGAATTATCTGGATTAAAATCTAAATCAATACCACCATATGTTGTTGAATCTGCGGTTGCAAATGATGCAGATGGAATTGAATTTCTTAATGCTACATTTGAAACATATACTGGTAATTGATATGCTTTATGTGCAACTGGAATTGCTTGTACAGGAATTTCAGATGTATTTACATATCCATTATCATTACCGTTCCATAATCTAATATATTTAGAATTATTTACCCAATCACCATATTCTGTAACTTTACCATCACTAGCTATACTTTTACTTCTATCACCAATTACTCTAGCGATATAATTAGGAGAGTTAGGGTCTAAGTTTACATTTGAAAATGTTTCTAAAACATTTTTCTTTTTATTTGTATCGTTAAAATCTCTTACAACAACCGTAAACGTACCATAGTCAGTACCATTTACAGAACCTGCTGTTTTTACATTTGAAATACCAACTTTTACTTTTGTATTAGCTGCATCACCCGCTCCTATTGTAATAAATCTAAATAAGTCATATTTTACATTTGAAATGGTTTGTGATTGAATAATTGGTGTTTTAGCTTCTTGTGCATCAAATGTAAAATCTTGGTCATCTAATTTAGATGCCGTTACATGTGAATTTGTATGGTCTAAAGCTGCTGAACGTGATGTAAAGAATGCGTATGCATAAACCTGTTTAACACCTTCTACACTTCCTGAATTACTTTTTGGATTTGTTCCAAATACAGCTTCTATATCATTTACAGCCGATGGGTTTATAGATGCACTTACCTGTGCAAATTTACTACCAGATGCTAAATTAAATAAACCATCAAATGCCATACTAGCAGTAGTACTTGACATTGCATCCGTAAAAGATATTGTATCAGTATCCGTATTAAAAAGAATACCAACAGATGCCGATATACTAGATGTAGTTGTGGATGTTAATAACAATGGTGCTCTCTCGGTGTATCCACCAATTCCACCAACTCTACAAATTGTTGCAGTTCCTGCTTCTCTCAAATACGATTGTACTGCTAAAGGAGTGTAATATGTGTCGTCAACACTACCAAATAGTTGTTCAAATTCAGTTTGTGAACTTACGATTGTTGGAACTAATGGGCCTTCTTTGAAAGGGCCAATGAATGCTGCTCCGATGTCAGCTACACCTTGTTGTAAAAATGAAAGGTCGTTTTCTTTTGTGAAAACACCAGGTGATACTATTTTTTCTGCCATTTTATATGCTTTAATTTAAATTTATTAATTCTCAATATAAATATAAAATTTTCAATCAAAACAACAAATTATGGTTTGTATGTTGGTTGGAAATAATTATATACTTGTGATATTTCTGTCGATGTTAATACTCTGTTATAGAACAATGTAGGGCCTAGTTGACATTTTGCGTAATTATCAGCTGCTCCTATTTTTATAGGATAAGAAGTTGTTGCTGCAAATGCTGTAACTGTTCCTGTTCCTACACTACTTCCATTCAAATAATATGCAATACCCGCTGCTGCTGATACAGTTACTGCCACCATATGCCATGTATTTAATGCAGGTGCGGTGAATGTTGGGTGAGTGCTTGAAACCGTTCCTCTTGCAGTTGAAAAATGGAAACCATTCCAAGCGGTTGATGTACTACTATATAAATAAAAATTATAATCTCTATCAGCTCCTTCTTTTGATATCAACCCACCATATGCAGCTCCCTGATTTGCCGTTTGTCTAACCCAAGTTACAAATGTCATTGCTGATGTGTCAAATTGAGTTATTCCACCATTGATATTTGAACTTCTATCCTTATACCAATATGCATCACTACCATTTAATGTCCAATATTTGTCAATTCTAGTTGCACCATTATTGTATGCAGGATTAGTTCCACTAAATCCAGCTGCGTTTTGTACACCCGCAGGTCTAACACCTGTATTGTATCCAGTTAAATCTAACCAATCCGTTGTTGCAGTTCCATTTGTAGAAGATGCTTTCGATGGGTCTAAATACATTCTTAATCCGGAAGATGGAATGTATGGTTGAGTCGTTGTACCTTTGTTATGTGATACAAGATTATTTGCTAAGAATACATCGGCATTTTCTACGTTGATTGTTACAATTTCGACATCTGCCGTTACTATTTCTATATTTGTTATTTCAGTTTCACTACCATCACCATTTACTAATTTGTCTCCAGGTAATAAAGTTTCGGTATTTTTAAAATGATATTGTGCTATCTCACTATCATAAACATATAATGGGTGAGTACCAGTTGCGTTAATTAAACCATTGTTTATTGAATAATATCCTTCTGCAAAGTTAAATGTTATATCATTAACTATTACATTTTTTGCATCACCTGATAATGTATTTGACAAATAAAATCTCCAATCAGTTTGGTCACTATCTAATGGTTGAGATTCATCTGGTAATCCAGTTGGTTCCCATGCTTTTATTTCATCACCAACATTTAAATCTTCAATATTGATTTCAGTTCCACTTGCCAAAGTTACCTTAGTACCAAATAGTAAACAGAAGTCAGGTTGGTTAATTGTATTATAAACATCTACTGCGTATAAAGTTTTTGTAGCTGCAACATTATAGTTAGTTGCATTTAAATTATATCCGTCAGCATATGTCATTGATAATACCGATTCAGCTTCAGAATAATTTGCAGCTGCAATTGATGCCGGTGTAATTGGAAACGATGGTGATGCACCTAATGTTGCAGTTCCTACCGAAAAATTTGCATTATTAAATGATACTGTGTAATTTGCTGCTACACTACCAACTCTTGCACCATGTAAAGAACCCTGTGTACCAAATGAAAACGTTGCCGATTCTTCGGTACTTTCTACGATATATGTGAAAGTAGGTAAATTTCTAGTTATAGAATCAACTGCAAATGAAGTAAATGCGGCTTGTGTTCCTGCTGCGGCGTTCATTGCATTCATTGAAACTTGCTGTGTAGTTCTTGCTGTACCCTGTGTTGCTCTATATAAATTACCTAACGATAAATTTGTTCTTGCCATTGTGTAAAGTGTTATTCTCCGTTATAAATATCTAAAAGTTTTTCTTTCCAACCATCTTTATTAGAAAAGTTTTTAATCATCCAATTTTTAAGTTTTTCAAATTCTACTTTACGGGTTTCGTAATCATCCTGACAAATTGTTTCGTAGGTTTTTTTAAATGTTTCCTCATCAATCGCTTTGTACTTATAGTCAAGTGGAACATGCCATTTTTCATGTAGTATTGGTAATTTACCCAATCGACTGCTTCAAATATTCCATATCCAAATGGTTCATATTGAAAGCAAGAATGAGATATTCCCCAATCAAGTCCATAGAACCTTTCTTTATATTTGTAATCAAACTTGTAAATTTTTGCTTTTTCAAATTTGTATCCATATTTCTTTTTATAATATTTGTTGAATGTTTCTGAATTAGTAGAAATGAATCCACCTAACCCATCCATGTATTCAACATTTTTTCTACCTTCAACTCTTGCTGCATATCCT